CCAGCCATACCAGCAGCCTTGCCGCTAGGTGACGTAAAATACACGCAGGGGACTGTGTAAGCAGCTTGGAGAAGGTAGCGGATAGGTTCTACCCCCCAACCTTCTTCGAGCTCTCTGCGGTCTTCTGGACGTAAGTTTGAGGCCACCTCGTAGGCAGCCTTAGTTGTAATTGGGTGTATATAATTAGACACGTTTATAATATTTGGGTGTAAATGATCCCTCCCATGACAAAGCTCTTAATGTAGCTGGTGATGGGTGAGTAGATTTAAGTGTAAAATCTAAGTTAGTATTCTTCTCGTAGACGGGAACAGTTTGTATTACTTCTTCTACGTATGGTGCATCAGACGCTTCATACTCGTCTAGCTCAGTAGATTCATAAATTTCAGTGTATGTAGGTTTACCTAGTCTTGTAAGTGTAGTTTCGTATAAACCAACTTTTCCAAGATGTACTCGTAATCTGTGTAGTACAAGCATGCCACTTACATCTGTATTAGATTTTTCTCCCTGTATCTGTGTAGGGTATATTGTAGGAAAGTCTACCTGATAATCGTATAAATAACCTATATAAAATGTACCTGTACTCCAGTTACCGGGAAGTGTAAAGTCATCGTTAGGGTTGTTGCCTAGTAAAGTTGTTTCAGCATATCTTCCAACTCTAGTAAGCCCACTATCAATGTCAATAACAACCAGTTTATTATTAGGTGATGTAACATCTGGTATCCAGTTAGCTTTATTTGTAAATGTTGTTTTATTTGTAGCTGCGTCGTATGAACCAGCTGCAAGTGTTGTATAATTATCTAAGTGTATAAGATACTCAACATTGTCTTGTGTAATGCTGATATCGTTATCATCTTCAACAAGACTTAGAGTTTGTAGAAAATGGTTTTCATCTAAAAAGTAGTAATCATCATTAATGATAAAATGATATAGCAATCCTTTATTAAATCGCCACCTAAACCATGCTTGTTGCTGACGCTTGTCGCCTATGTTAAAATATCTAAATCCAAAAACATCACGAGTTCCAGTCTTACCAAACAATACCATAGCATTTTCTCTAGAGTTTGTCAGTAAGTCTATATCTTTAGCTAATAATGAAGGTACAATTTTACTAGGTTCTACTACGTCAGGTTCACCCTCTCGTCGTATGTTAGCTACTTCATTAAATCGACTGAACTTACCTGAGTTGTCTACATAAGCTATAGTTACACCTAATGATATAGGCGGTATATCTTTATTATAATTATATGTAGATATACTACGTAACTTTGCGGTTTCTGGATTTAAGATTTCTGCATCAGATGATAGTAAAAATTGTTGGTTAGTGCTAAGTACTAATAAACCACTGTTTACTTCTATACCATCAAATAAATCAGATGGAAATGTAGAAGCACAGGCTATATCAATAGCATCATTTGCACCAACTGCTAGTGCAGACTCAGCGAAGAAATCTGGCTCTGCAAAACTACCGGGTCTTGTCATTACAACATTTTCGCCTGCTAAAAACGCTAACCTGTTACGAAAGAATACAACTTTGTTAATACGTTTACCAACAAATGATGGTAGTGGATTAGTTGTTTCGTCCCCTACAGCTCTATCAGCATATGTATACTGCTTGACAGTAAAAGTTGCAACTTCTGAATTAGTGTTTTGATTAGTTATAGCAGTTCTTTGTATAACTAAAGGCATGTTTGTTAAGCTTTTAGCAATACCCGGTTTGGCACACTCTACCCATGATCCAGAACCATCTAAGTTATTTTCTCCTTCAAAACGTAAGTAGTAATCATCTTCATCTGATATTCTAGCATTAGATACTTTAACAATATATCCATGTCTACATTGTACAGGCAATCGAGATACATCATTAACAGTTTTTTGAAAGACTCTCATAATGTCGTCTTCCATAACTTCTATAGTAAACGGATTAGCACTAGATATATAAAGGCAAGTACCTATAACTTTAGAAGTAATCCCTGATATAGCATTAACTTTAACTGCTAGACTACCTAAAATAGATTCTGCTGTAACAGCTGTATCTGCATCAAAAGGTGTAGGTGAAGGACGTATCAAACCATCACCATTAGAAGCAACTGTAGCTTTAACTTGTGTAGTTTCTACTTCAACAACAGTTACATCTATGTAGGCTTGGCTACCACTTGTAGGTTGTACATTAGCTGCTGCACTAGCATGTTCTGGAATAATACGTATTGTATCGTTAACTGACCAGCCTTCTCCACCGTGTAATAATACAACTTCTAAACTGTAACTACATCTGTAATTCTGTCCATCAGCTCCATTTTCCTCAGCTTGATAGTTAGGGCTGATGCCTTGTTGTCCTAATGCAGTAGCTCTGAATACTAAATTTTCTTTACCTGATGTTATTAAGGGTTCATTGTCCGCAGTTCCAGATCGAACATGAGTTATATTTTCTGTGGCAGAATAACTACTTTTAGCTGTAACACTATATACTTCTGTACCTATACCGGGGCAAGAACCAGAGCCATCTGTTTCGTCAAAATTATTACCTGTAATTTTTATTTTAGTAGCTCTTGTAACTGTTGTTAAATTACCTGTAGAACTATCATCATAAATATTTGCAGCATATTGTCTACCATTTTCTGTTCGTGTTAGCTCTATTAATGCACAGTGTTCTTCACCAGAAGGTCTACCATCTGTTGTACCGGTAGTACCTACTAATGTATTGGCGTTATCAATATCTCTATTACTTACAAATGTTGTATCATTAATAGATAAAAATTGTATGTTTTCTGAATCACTTGTTGCTAAGTAATTTGTGATTGCTGTCTGTCCACCTGTTCCGTAGACAACTGTCTGTTCAACACCAGCATTACGACCACTAGCTTTCCATAATCTTAGTTGACCGTTAGGCGCTACCTGTCCTATATAAGACCCTTCATTATCGTCACGATAGTAATGAAAGAAAGACCCACCACTCTGTACGTTAGGTAGTTTAGCTGTACCTACACGTCTTGCACCGGGTCTCTTAAATAAGCCTTTTGTTATATCTGGTACGGCGTTAATAGCGTTTTTAACTTGTCCGGGAAATTTTAAGTGGTCTGGCTGTTCTGATATACCAGCCGAATAAGCTGGTACAGTCTGCCTAATGTTTGCCATTATCTAACTAAATTCCTCCATGGTTCGTAAGCTGTGTATGTGCTATCTTCTGGTAATCCAAACATGTTATGGTTACCCTGATTACATTCGTATTCCATAAGTGCAGCTCTTGCTTGCTGCTCTTGTACACCTAGTAATTGTACTAATCCGGGATTAGATACTAATTGTACAGCTGCCTGTCTTGATGCTCTATAAGTAATAAATCTTCTGAACACTGGTGGTACATCTTCAAAATTATATAGTCTTACAACGTCTAAATAGATTTCACTTACGTCAGAGAAATCATCAGTATGGTCATACTTATCATAAAGAAAACCACCTTTTCTAACGACGTCATATTGTCTGTGTGTCCATCCATCTGTTACATCTAGTTGTAATATATCTGCTGCAATAACTATTTTACCAGTTACAGCGTCTGGTGTATACTTTACATGTTTTTCTGTATTGAAATGCCAACCCTCTGCCTGTACATCTACGTTAGCATCTTTTAGTAGATTGTATATAAACTGTATTTCTGGGTTAGCGTTTGTAATCGCCCCTGTATTAGGGTCTTTTAGTTGTGTGATTGGTGATTGACCGATAGCTCCCAGTATTGAGTTAACTGCGGATAGTTCGGTATCGAGGTCAATAGTTGTGGAAGCCATAAAAAAAAAGGGGGACACGAAGTCCCCGTATAAAAATAAAAATTAAGCGTTAGTTGGATAGTTGTCACCGAACGCAGCGTTGCCAGTAGAACCAGCATCTGCTCCAGCAAGTAACTCAACACAAGCAGCAGGGTTTAGGAAGTCTGCACCCATAGCTAGTCTTCCAAGGATTACGTCACCTTGGTAAACAACTGAAATGTCTCCACTTGTTATCTGAACCTGTGGTCCGATAGCTTCTACAACACCAGCAGCTTCTCTTTGGAAGATAAGTCCGCAGCTGTTTTCAAAGTCAGAGTGGTTACCATAGTTGTTATGGATACCAGTTACGTTAGAACGTGCATCTTCAACTCCATTAGCAGTTGTGTCATCGCCAATGAATGATCCTACGTTTCCGGGGCTTGTTACACCGGGGTTTGTAGCTGATGCAGAACCATACTTAGTACCATAGTTTCCGAAGAAAGGTATGTTCATTGACTTGTAGATCTTGATGCCTGCAATCTCAATGATGCCTTGTCCAGACTGTAATGCAGTACCTTGAGCATCTCTGTTGATTAGAGAGTTTGACTCAACGTTCTGTATTAATTCGTAGTACTGTCTTGGGTTCAACACAGCAACTCTACCTTCAGAGCTTACTCCTTTTTCGTCAAGAGCAGCAGCTGCATCGTAGAAACCGTTGATTAAACATGTAGCATCATAAGCAGCAGTAGCGTTTGTTACACCAGTTCTGGTTA